AGTATTACCATCCGGTCATTACTATGAGTGACCAAAATAAAATGACATCTAATGAGGATGGTTGGGTAAGAGCATTTGATTTTCACAGTGCTACTGCCTATCATATGGATGCAACATTATTTGGTCAATATTTAAAAGAGAAAGTTGCCTTACCGAATGGATTAAATTATATTACTGATGACGTAGTTAAAGTTAATCAGAATGAAGATGGGTCAGTAAAAAGCTTATCAACTAAAGAGAGTGGTGAACTAGAAGCAGATTTATATGTTGACTGTACTGGGTTTAAAGCTTTATTATTAAGTGAAACATTAAAGGTTCCATTTATTTCTTTTAATGATTGTCTTATAAATGATAAAGCAATAGCAACAAAACTTCCATATATTAATCCCGATAAGGAAATGGAATGTGTTACCAACTGTACTGCAATTGAAAGTGGTTGGGTTTGGAATATACCGTTGTTCAATCGAATAGGAACAGGGTATGTATATTCTAGTAAATTTGAAACACCAGAATCAGCAGAGAAACAATTTCGACATCATTTAGCTGGTGGTAATGGTAACATGGTTATTGGTGATAAAGAAAGAGCTGATAATGCAGAATTTAAACACATTGATATGCGACATGGAGTACATGAAACATCTTGGAAACATAATGTTGTAGGAGTTGGACTTGCAAGTGGATTTATCGAACCGTTAGAGTCTACGGGTTTATTGTTGACGCATGAAAATATTAAATTTTTATTAAGAACATTAACCCGTAAAGATGGCCAGGTAAATAAAATAGATAAAGATATATGGAATTATTCGGTGAGAGATTGGGTTGCAGGTATGAGAGAATTTGTTTCACAACATTATGCTTTTTCAACCAGACATGATACACCCTATTGGAAGCATGTTACAGAAGAAATGAGTTATGATTTTGGACCTCTTGGTATTGCTAAGGATGAAGGTAATCTTATATCTAATAATGCAGACTTAGCTAAGAGATTAAATACAACATTTCAGTTTGATGAAAGCATGGCTGGTTTATTATATATAGCTACAGGGAATGGATATTCACCATTATCAAAACTGGATTATCTGGATATGCAACCAGAAATGTGGGATCAAATGAAAGAAGAACAAGTACGATTACAGAATAAATATAAGGGATTTAAAGAAAAACTGCAAGTTCATTTGGATCAATTACCAACACATAATGAGTATTTAAAAGAAAATATATATAATTAAGCTTATAAATATTATAAATAACAATATAGGAAAAGAAAATGGCACTCACAAAAATTCATACTAGTAATATTGGTGAATCAACCCATGAAATGTATGGATTGTTATTAGAAGATGACCATGGCTATGGATTTAATACAAATTTAAAGATTCAACATACTAATGGTGGTCGCGATGATATTTCAGAAGTTGAATACAATGCTTTACTTGAAATATGGTGGGCAGCAGAAGGTTATAATTATATGATAGAAGATGGTCATTTTAAATTAGAAATTGCGTTGGCCTAATATAACTTGATAATAATATAAAAAGGAAATTAAACAATGGCTAAAATAGATTTAGGAAAGATAAATTTTGTATTTAGAGGAACGTGGGCTGCCCTTACTTCTTACACCGAAAGAGATGTAGTCGTTTATACTGATAGTAATATATTATCAACATATGTTTGTAAAACACCTGTTGGTTCGGCTACTGTTGGTGACATTCCTAGTGTTGCTGGTGTAGCTGATGCAAATTGGGCTTATATGGCTAAAGGGGTGACTGATGCTCTTGGTGCAATGCCACAAGGTGCTAAAGGTGGTGCATTGGTATCAGATGGTGCTGCTAATCAAACCTTTACTGTTGGTAATACATATCCCGCATGGACTGATATGGCAACAGCTACTACAGCAGTTAACGGAGGGGCATATTTTTGTGATACTTCATCTGCTGCATTTACTTTAACATTACCAATCACACCAACAGCTGGTGATACGGTTTGGATTGTAGATGCTAAAGGAACTTTTGAAACTAATAACCTCACAGTTGCTGGTAATGGATCAAATATACATAGACAATCAGCAGACGTTACTATGAATATTAATGATGTTTCTAAAATGTTAATTTATCATAATGCGTCTAATGGGTGGTTAATAACTGGATAATTTATAATCGGAGATAAAAATGGTTGATTTAAGCACATTACTTGCATCGGTGCATCCATCTGGAGGGCAGGCTCCAAAAGAATTTTGGATTTTCAGCAATATGCATTGGCTACCTGACAATGGCGGCTGTTGTTATGAATGGACAGTACCTAAAGACACAACTTATATTAGATTTGAAATTTTAGGTGGTGGCGGTCCTGGTAATTCTGGAGGACCGGGTGATTGGGGTCCTGGTGGATCAGGTGGAAACTATGCTATGAAACAAATATTTTCTTCTGGAGAATGTATCAAGGGTGGAAGTAATTATGAAACAAGAACAGGTGCTACTAGCTCAGGAACAACTTGTGGTAATTGTTGTAATACTAATGGATCATGTAGACCTTGTGTTAACGAAACTGGAACTTGTGTATTATCTCCAAACATAGATTCTGGGAATGCAGTTTATACTATATGTGCCGCAGGTACTTCACCATGTTCGTGTTGTCTGCAATGTCAACACTTTCCTTGTAACAGGCATGGTTGTCCATCATATGTAAATGGACCGGGATTAGGTACTGCTGGCAACCAAGGTGAATATCAAGATGCTGATGTAAATTTTTGTGTATTAGGTGGAACACAAGGAACTCAATTTTGTGATACTTCCTGTAGTTGTTATAATTGTTTCATACCCGGACAATGTTGTGAAGCAAGATGGAATGCAGGATGGAATCGTTCTATGTGTAATTGTGGTTTTGGTTATGACTTATTCTTTTCGGGAACCACAGGTTGGGTAAGTAGTGAATATAGTTGTAATAGTGGTCATGGTTCATCACCCGGAGTGCCAACAGGACCGATTACTACATACTCAGGACAATCAGGTGATAAGTGTACTTGTTCTATAACTTGTTGCTCTGGTCATTCACATTTTCCAGGTGGTGGTGGTTATGCTATGCTAGATGATGATGCTTCCTATTATGGTGGTTTTGGAGCAGCAGGACTAGTAAAGGTAACATATCAGTAATGGAGATATAATGGCTTTCCCAGAGATAGTAAAAGAAGTTACATATAAGATTCCAAATGAAAGATTTGGGATGGATGATTCTGAAGGTAAGACATCTAAAATGACTTATACGGGTCCTACTGAATTAGTATTATGGATGGATAAGGAAACACATAAAGTTGTTGATAGTTACCATCCCGATGAGGAACCAGATCGACCGCTTGCATTAGACTTATATAGAATGATGCTTAATTCTGATACAAGTGAAAATATATTACGAATGATGTTGTTATGGGGTGGTATTCCAATAACAAAACTTTATGAAGTTGCTGTCGGTCCTGATACTGAACCAAATGGTCGAGTTGTTGATCCAACAGATGTTCGTGAAGTTTATCGTCTTCCTGTAGATGATTGGGATGGTGAAAAATGGTTACCATTACAATATGTTAACCATTTTAAAAATTATACTGACAATCGAGCTGATGAGGGAGAGGAATCATGGACATGGGATTTGATAAGACAGAAACGTAATTTTGCTTTAGGAGAGTCGGATAATTCAATAAATGAGGATATACCAGCTGACTTAAAAGATAAATGGTTGGACTATCGTAAAAAATTAAGAGATTTACCAGAAGATTGGAAAGATGTACCTGTAGATTTAATTAGAGAACCAAGAGCACCAGATGATGATACTAAGGATGCTTTATTTGAAGATCCAGATCAACCATATATAAAAATTGCAGATAGAACCGATGAGGATAAACTAATGTTGAAACAATTTGTTAAAGGAGTAAAATAAATGGCTTGGATTACTAAAACCATAACATATAAAGTTCCTAATCAACGCCATAGCATGGATGACTCAGAAGGTAAAACATCAACAGATGTATACCATGGGCCTAGTAAATTAATTCTATGGTTATGTAAAACAGATAAGACAGAAGGTGAAGATTATGGTAAAAATGATATTATGCATGTTTGGGATGCAGATGATATGACTGAACGTCCTATGCCGCTTGATTGTTATCAAGTTGAATTAGATGCTACTGAAAGTGATGAAATGGCATTACGTGCTGGAATGTTAGCTCCTAAAGGGGGACACGAGGACCATGAAGCACAACGTCATGGTGATGTATGTGACGGACTTTGTTTTAAGAAACCTAAACTTTATGAAATTGAATGTGGACCTGCCGATCAAGACAATAAAATTATAGCTGATCCTTCACATATTATGGAAGTTTATGCTAAACAGGATATAGCAAATGATGCATATGATCCTGCTACTGGTAAATGGAAAGCTTTAAAATATAGAACTGGGATAACTGAAGATCGCACTGATGATAGTGTTAGAGAAATTAGAAATGGACATTTAAGTGGTTCTGATAATATGTTTAATGAAGATATGCCAGCGGCTATGAAACAAGAGTGGTTAGATTGGCGACAGAAATTGCGAGATTTACCGGCCGATTGGAAAGATGTACCAAATGAATTTATTGTTTTTCCAAGAGAACCCGGAACAGTAGAGCATAGATATTCTGAGGATTCAGATAAAGATGATGTTGTTTGGATTAAAGATAGATCAGAAGCTGATGCAGATGCACTTAAACAAATAGAAAATATTTCAAACGTAGGATAACTTAATGGTAGATTTAACTGATCTTTTAGCTTGGCAAGCACCAGCACCACCACCGCCGCCCTCATCCTCACCTAAAACATTTCATGTTTATAACGATCAATGGTGGTCAGTAACTAATGGTGGTTGTTGTATTGAAT